GGGCACATTGACGTGCTGATGGTCGACGAGTGCCATCTTATCCCGGCCAACAGCAACACGATGTACGGTCGTTTCATCGCTGCTTTGCGAGCGATCAATCCGGACATGAAGATCTTAGGCCTCACCGCCACGCCTTACCGGCTGGATACAGGCCGGTTGGATGAGGGCGATGATCGGCTGTTCGACCAGATCGTCTATACCTACGGCATCGCCGACGGTGTCGCTGATGGCTATCTGGCGCCGCTTTCGTCGAAGGCGACTGCGACGACGTTCGACATGAAGGGCGTCGGCAGGCAGGGGGGTGATTACAAGCAGTCTGCGTTGCAGGCTGCCGTAGACAAGATGGACGTCACGCGCTCTGCCGTCGATGAGATCGTCGCGAAAGGCGCTGACCGCAAGTCATGGCTTTGCTTCTGCTCTGGAGTTGAGCACGCCGAGCACGTGCGCGACGAGATCCGTTCGCGTGGCATTTCGTGCGAGATGATAAGCGGTGAAACTCCGAAGGATGAGCGCCGGCGCATTATCGAGGACTTCAAGTCCTACAAGATCCGCGCACTAACCAATAACTCAGTGCTGACAACAGGCTTCAATCACAAGGGCGTTGACCTCATAGCTGCACTGCGGCCAACGCTATCGGTTTCGCTGTACGTGCAGATGATGGGGCGCGGCACGCGCGTTATCTACGCGCATGGCATGGCGCTAGACACTCCTGAGGAGCGCATTGCTGCGATAAAGGCCGGCCCGAAGCCTTCGTGCCTGGTGCTGGATTTCGCAGGGCTAGTCAACAAGCATGGCCCTGTCGATATGGTGCAGCCCAAGGTTCCTGGTAAAGGCGACGGCGAAGCGCCGGTGAAGGTGTGCCCATACGACATTGAGGACAAGCAAGGGCGCTTCGGCTGCGGCGAGAAGGTGCATGCCTCGGCTCGCATTTGTTCATGCTGCGGCTACGAGTTCGACATCGACGACAGCCCGAAAATCACAGCGACTGCTGCCGACACGCCAATCATGTCCACGGCCGAGCCAGAGCCCCGCACCGTGACATCGCGGAACTTCTACTATCACGAGGGGAAGGGCGATAAGCCTCCGTCGGTCAAGGTCTCGTACATGGTCGGCATGACGGCGATCAACGAATGGGTCTGCCCTCAGCATAGCGGATTCCCAAAGTCAAAAGCTGACCGTTACTGGCGTGCGCATGGCGGCAAGATGCCATTTCCCAAGACCGTCCTTGAGTGGATCGAGCGTCAGTCGGAACTGTCCGAAACGGTCGAGATCACAGTCAAGCCGCGCCAGAAATACTGGGATGTAGTGGGTCATGTGGTTGGCGCCGCGAATGACAACCGTGTGTCACCGGCCAACGACAATGCGCGTGAAGAGGAAGATTGGCAGGTGTTGATGGGGGATGATGTGCCGTTTTAGTTGGCGTCGAAGTCTTGACAAATTTGTAAAAAATGTTTAGCGTTTAAATCTGCGCCACACCAATGGCGTCACCACATTGAGGAGATGAGAATGAGCTACTGGGATAGCCGCGTGGAGCTTTCCACGCTTGTCGGAAAGACGCTCGCTGAAGTCAGAAGATCAACAGATGAGATAGTGTTCGTCACCGATGCGGGCGAGACGTTCAAGATGTACCACGAGCAGAATTGCTGCGAGTCAGTGTACATCGAAGACGTTGAGGGTGACTTGGAAAACCTTGTCGGTAATCCAATCCTAATCGCCGAGGAAGTGAGTAACGCTGACCTTCCTAAGGTGAGTGAATACGATGAATCGTTCACTTGGACATTCTACAAGTTGGCGACGATTAAAGGCCACGTCGATATCCGCTGGTACGGCTCGTCGAACGGATACTATTCGGAATCGGTTGATTTCGTGAAGGTGTCCGCATGACCAAACCAGCCAACGACAATTATTTGGCCGCCGACCTCGCCAACCTCGAAGCGCTATTCTTCGACATGCTCGCCGCTTATCCTGAGCTGGAAGCAGACGAAGAGCTGCGCGCGGACATGCTGGAAGGCGAGACCAACTTCCACGCCGTTCTTACTAAGTTGGTCAACCAAGAGCGAGACGCCGACAGCCTTTCAAAGGCAGTAGCTGGCCGCATCTCTGACCTGCAAGCGCGCAAGTCGCGCGCCGATCGCCGCAAAGAGGCAATGCGCAGCCTGATGTTCAAACTATTGAAAGCCACTGGCCTGCCGCGCGTGCCACTGGCAGAGGCGACGATCTCCATCGGCAAGAAGGCTGCAACGGTCGAGATCGTGGACGAGGCGTTGTTGCCGCCAGACGTAGTGAAAATTACCACTGCACCGGACAAGAAGGAAATCGCCGACCGTCTCAAGGCTGGCAAAGACGTGCCGGGGGCAAAGATGGGTGAGGCGGGTGAGCAGCTCAGCGTGAGGGTGGCTTAGTCTTGTGACTTTGACTTAGCCAGAGCCTTGCCGAAAGCTTTGATAGCGGCTTCTCGGTCTGCCTCCATCATGATCGATGCAATCAATGCAAAATCGCCCTTATGAATGTGGACGGCAATTTTCTCTCTTCTGGCGTCCGTTCCCATGTCGAACTGAAGCTCAATGCCAATATCCCTGTAACCTGTTGGCGGCGATAACTTATTTGCGTCAATCATTGTTTTTGATCCGGACTTACGCCCATTTCGGTATGCGGTCGACTTCTTAAGTAACATGATGCCCCCATCGTTGGGGCGACACTACCATACCACCCACCGCGCCACCAACGCGGCTTCCGCTTCGGCGGGAACACCACAGTCTGAGGAGACAATATGAACATGAATGTTGCGCCCAGTGCGCAAGCGAACGCCTATGCTGCGTTCCTGGCGAGAAAGGCCATCTTAGACCCGCCAACGGGCCTATCAGAGATTCCAGATCTGCCGCCGGTGCTGTTCCCGTTTCAGCGCGACATTGTGACGTGGGCTCTCAAGCGAGGCCGTGCTGCTCTCTTCGCCGGCACTGGCCTTGGTAAGAGCTTCATGGAGCTTGCCTGGGGGCAGGCGGTCAATGCATCGACACAAGGCGATATCCTTCATTTCGCACCGCTTGCGGTTGCTGCTCAGATGGTGCGCGAGGCCGAGAAGTTCGGCATACCGGCCAGACACGTGCGATCGCAGTCAGACATAGGCCCCGGCATCAACGTCACAAACTATCAGAAGATTGATGCCTTCGACCTATCGCAGTTCTCTGGCGTCATCCTCGACGAGAGCAGCATTCTGAAATCAGAGACTGGCCACTACCGCAACGAACTTGTCGAAGCGTGCCACGTCATACCATTCCGGCTGGCAGCGACTGCTACGCCAGCGCCGAACGATTTCATGGAGCTTGGCAACCACGCTGAATTTCTCGGCATCATGTCCTATTCCGACATGCTCGCGACTTTCTTCACCCACGACGGCGGAGAGACGCAGAAGTGGCGACTGAAAGGCCACGCCGAAAACGATTTCTGGCGATGGATGGCCTCGTGGGCGGTCATGCTGCGCAAGCCTTCTGATCTTGGCTACGACGATGGCGCCTATCTGCTGCCGGCGCTGCATCAAATTCACCACACGGTGACGGCACCCGTTGCTGTCGGTGATCTCGTGGGCGGCCGTGCATCGACGCTCCAAGAGCGCATCAAGGCTCGCCGAGACAGCGTTGAAGACCGTGTAGCATTCGCGGCATCAATGACGCCGATCGACAGGCCGTTCGTGTGGTGGTGCAACCTCAACGCCGAGAGCGAGGCTCTGACCAAGGCCATCCCCGGCGCGGTCGAAGTGCGCGGCTCAGACAAGGAGGATGTGAAGGAGCGCAAGCTGATCGATTTCAGCGAAGGACGGATCCGCGTTCTCGTCACCAAGCCGTCTATCGCTGGTTTTGGCATGAACTGGCAACATTGCGCCGACACAGGCTTCGTCGGCCTCAATGATAGCTTCGAGCAGATCTATCAGGCCGTACGCCGCTTCTACCGATTCGGACAGCAGAACGAGGTCACAGCTCACTTCATCGCCGCCGAGACAGAAGGCGCCGTGGTTGCCAACCTGAAGCGCAAGGAGGCAGACGCCGACCGGATGGCAGCAGCGATGGTGCTCCACACTGCGAATATCACCAAGCAGGCAATCAACGCCCAGGCGCGTGAGAAAGCAAGCTACGACCCGAAAATCCCGATGAAAATCCCATCATGGCTAGGAGGTGCCGAATAATGACGAACCCACAAAAAAATGCGGCACTGGCCGATGACATCAACGCCGTGAACCAAGTTATCACCGACAACTACGCCATCTACGAGGGCGACTCGTGCGAGCTCATCCGTGCGATCCCTGGCGACAGCGTGCATTTCGGCATCCACTCTCCGCCGTTCGAAGGCCTCTACAAGTTCTCGAGCTTTGACCGCGACATCAGCAACAACGAGGGCGGCGCGTTCTGGGAGCATTACGCGTTCCTCATTCAGGAACTGCTGCGTGTGACGAAGCCGGGCCGCATCCACTCGGTTCACTGCATGCAGTTGCCGACGAGCAAGAGACGCAACGGCTTCATCGGCATGCGCGATTTCCGCGGTGAGATCATCCGCGCCTATGAGGACGCCGGCTGGATCTTCCATTCCGAAGTCTGCATTTGGAAAGACCCTGTCGTTGCCCAGCAACGCACCAAATCCATCCGCCTGCTGCATAAGCAGATCACGAAGGACAGCTGCATCAGCGGGCAGGGGCTGGCCGACTATATCGTTTCATTCCGCAAGCCGGGTGACAATCAGGAGCCGGTCGACGGTATGTTTGACATGTGGGTGGGTGACGAAAGTCTCGACATCAGCCGCGAGGCATATGACCGCCATGCAGCTGAGACTATTGCAGATGGCCGCACACCGTGGAGCTTCGAGCAGTGGCGTTCAGTGTTTGTCTGGCAGCGTTACGCGTCGCCGGTTTGGAGCGATATTCGTCAGACACGCACTCTGCAATATCGTTCGGCGCGCGATGAGCAGGATGAACAGCATATCTCGCCTCTGCAACTGGACGTGATCGAGCGTTGCATCGATCTGTGGAGCTTGCCAGGTGAGACGGTACTGACGCCGTTCCTCGGGATCGGAAGCGAGGTTTATTCTGCCGTCGAGATGGGCCGCAAGGGCGTCGGCTTCGAGCTCAAGCCTTCCTACTTCCGCCAGGCAGTGAAGAACATCGCGTCGCTTGGCACGAAAGAGCAGCCGGTGGCCGATCTATTCTCCGCCGCAAACGATAATCATGCTGTCGCCAAGGTGGCAGCATGACCTCACTTGTCACGAACAAACACATGCGCCTCTTCGGCGGCCTTAAGGAAGGCTTTGCGAGCCTTGATCGGCTCTTCCCTGCCTTCCAGCACCGCAAGGCAAATCTTCTTCGCGGTGGTAAGCCTCTGGCCGGTGTCAGTCGGCCACTGGTTCATCAGCGTAAGCGCGGCTTCGCTGGTGCTGTCTATCGTCCGGTACTGACCGATCTTGCCGGTCTGAAAAGTAACCGGATTGTTCCATCGTTTCGGGTCCATGACGCGATACCTCTCGGATCGAATCAACTTCGGATGGGCGGCATTGTTCCGTTGGTGATGGCAGCATGACCAAACTCCCATCAACCCCGCGCCAGCACACACCCACGGTCGATGCCCACCATAACCCAACCACCTGCTTCGTCTGCGGTATGCGCGCATTCGGGATCGGCGTGAACGCCAACGGCCGCGACAAAGACCCTCACTACATCTGCAGAAGGTGCGCCGTGGGCATCGACAACTACAAGAAGATCGACCGCCTCGACGACTACGAGCTGCGCGCTTTGGACGCCGGCGTTGATGCCGTCGGCGAATACATCGCCGAGCATGGCGTGACGGACCTGGCGCACTTCGATGAGCTCATGCAGCGGATGATGGTCAAGGCCGCGTGGGAGGGATGTGCGCGAGGTCTTAGGGCTGCGCTTAGCGAGGCGCCTTTTTGATGGAGGGCAAAGTGAAGCACGCAAATGACAATCACACCGGCCTGCGCTTCTTGAGTGTTTGCTCCGGCATTGAGGCAGCCTCGGTCGCTTGGCATCCACTAGGATGGCAATGCATCGGCGTGGCCGAAATCGAACCTTTCCCTGCTTTCGTGCTAGCGCACCACTATGGCGCAGGGCGCCCAAAATTCATGCCTAACCCCGGAGAACCGGGCATCAAGCTGAAGGATCAGCGTTCGCGAAAAACTGCCCTCAAGGCAGTGTCCCGATTGCCGGTCCAGTCGGTTCTGACCAACTGGGGCGACTTCACCAAGATCGACGCCAAGACGCTCGGCCGAGTGGATGTTCTCGCCGGCGGCACGCCCTGCCAGGCGTTCAGCGTGGCTGGCCTTCGTCTATCTCTCGCGGACGCGCGAGGCAACTTGTCACTCGAATTTGTGAGGCTTGCGCATGAGCTTGCAGCTAACAATGGACTTCGGAATGTCGTCTGGGAAAACGTCGTCGGGGTTCTCAGCACCAAAGACAACGCCTTCGGCTGCTTCCTCGCCGGACTTGTGGGAGCAGATTCCGCCATCGAACCACCGAGAAGAGGCAAGTGGGCGCGTCACGGTATGGTCTCTGGACCTAAAGGACGGGCCGCGTGGGCTGTCAAAGATGGGCAATTTTTCGGAGTGGCCCAACGACGCCGCCGTGTGCTCGTTGTCGGAGATTTTGGAAACGGGGCAGATCCCGCGGCGGTTCTTTTTGAGCCCGAAAGCGTGTTCCGGGATACTCCGCCGAGCCGAGAAGCGGGGAAAAGTATTACCCACCCAGTTGCACCAAGCCTTGTTAGCAGCGGCAGGGGAATAGAGCGAACAGGAGACACGCGTGGACAGGATCCGGTTGTGGCGATGGAATGGCCAGCCGATGTTGCGTCAACGCTAAACGCAGCATTTGGCGAAAAGCTAGGGCTTGAAAATCAGCATATCAATTCTGGCGCACCTCTTTTCGTCCCGTCTGCAGTCTGCGTCACCGGCGACGTTGCTCACACGCTAAAAGCCGAAGGTGCGGATGCCAGTGAAGATGGTACGGGCCGCGGTACGCCCATCATCACTTGTGCCCCAATTACTCCTGCTATGGTGAGCAACGGTGACAGACATACCGGTTTCCGGGACGAAAACGGCTTAGTAGTTGAAACCTATGTGATCAGGCTAGTTAGGCGCCTAACCCCCGTCGAATGCGAGCGCCTTCAGGGCTTCCCAGACAACTACACCGACATACCGGGGCGCGGCAAATTGAACTCCCCTGACGGTCCGCGCTACAAGGCTCTCGGCAATAGTTGGGCAGTTCCGAAATTCATATGGCTCGGCGAGCGAATTCAAAAGCTGATGCCGGCGAACGATGACTCAGTAGAACTCAACCAGAAACGAGCAGCCTAACTTTTGCGAAACCAAAGCGTGCGATCGTCGCCAAATCAATGGGGGTGATCGCATGCTAAAAGTTAAGCCAAAAGTGCCGGGATACGGCGAATTCATCTGGCCTACCGTGGTCGCGTTCAGGGAGCTTGGAGGCTCTGCTGACAAGCAGCAATTGCTGGACAAGATAGCGGAAATCATGGGGCTATCGGAAGATGTGATGACGGAACTTCACCACAATGGACCCGCGTCGGAAGTGTCTTATCGAGTAGCTTGGGTCCAGACATGGTTGAAGCATGCCGGTATTCTCGAGAACCCGAAACGCGGTGTGTGGGTTCTCACCTTGATTGGAAGAAGCGTTTCAAAGGAAGAGGCAGAAAGCGTCGCCCCGAACAAGAAACGAGTGTCACCAAAGGGGAACGACGCCGCACAAGTAGATGTCGAACCTGTACCGACGGTCACGCCTCCAATTGATGAGATCGAATGGCAGACGGACGTATTGGAGACGATCAAAAGCATGAACCCAGCTGCATTTGAGCGGCTGGCGAAGCGATTGCTGCTTGAACTGGGATTCTCGAAGGTGACCGTTACAGGTGGGTCCGGTGATGGTGGGATTGATGCAGTCGGAACAGTTACCGTCAACAGCGTTCTAACCTTCAAAGTCGTGGTTCAATGCAAACGTTACAAGGATACGGTTGGAGCGGGAGACCTTCGCAATTTTAGGGGAGCCATGCAGGGACGAACTGACAAGGCGCTGTTCATCACAACGGGCACTTTCACCAAGGGCGCGCTGGACGAAGCGACGCGTGACGGAGTGCCTGAAATAGATCTGATAAACGGCGAGGATCTGACCGCGATCCTCAAGGAATTGAAGCTCGGCGTAAAAACCGAGATGGTCGAAAAAGTCAGCGTGGTGAAGGAGTTCTTCGCCGAGATTTAAACAGCATACAGCGTCGACCACCAATCGACGCGACCTCATCACCACAGAGGAGACCCCGATTGCAAAAGCCGCTTGAACTAGCGCAACATTACGTCGGCCAAGGCTGGCCCGTATTTCCATGCCGTTCGCACGCCGAGGAGCATGTCGACCAGGCAACCGGCGAGATCATCACTCTCGGCGAAAAGACGCCTTTGACACCTAACGGCTTCAAGGGCGCAACGCGCTTTCCGCGCATTATTGAAAGATGGTGGTCCGATTGGCCTGACGCTGCCGTTGGCTTGCCGACCGGCGAAAAAACCGGCTTCTTCGCACTCGACATCGACAACAAGCCGGGCGGCGCCAATGGCTTCGACTGGCTGTCGGAGATGGAGGCCGAGCATGGACCGCTGCCTGACACGGCACGCGTGACGAGCCCTAACGGCGGGCTGCATATCTATTTCAAATATGTCGTCGGCACGCGCAACCGCGGCGCTCTTGGCGCTGGTGTGGATATCAGGTCCGAGGGCGGCTACGTACTGGCCGCTGGCAGCACAATGGCGAATGGGCGCTCCTACAAGTGGGAAACGGACACGCGCGAGATTGCGGACGCGCCGGCGTGGCTGCTCGACTTGCTGCTGCCGAAGTCTGCACCAGCCCATACGCAGTACGGTCTGTCTGCTGCGACCAACAACGCTTACGTCGATGCTGCTGTCGATCGCGAGCTGTCGGACCTTGCTGGTGCGCCCATGGGCAGCCGTAACAATGCACTGAACGATGCTGCCTTCTCCATCGGCACTATAGTCGGCGCAGGTGCGTTGGGCGAGGCTGAAGCACGCGCCTTGCTGCAGGACGTTGCGCGCGGTTGGGGCAGGGACTGGTCACGCTGCTGCAAGACAATTGAAAATGGGCTGAAGGCTGGCATTCAAAACCCGCGCCATATTCCGGAGCCAGAATTCCCGGTGCAGGACAACACGCGCCTCGTCGATATTACGCGTATGATCCAGCGCGGGCTGGAGAAGGGGCGCCTGCGCGAGCAAGCGGCAAAGGTCGATGCAGACCTTACCGTACAGGAAGACATGCCGCAGAACGGCACGGATATCCCCGAGCAGGAAGTCGTATCACTCACTGGTGATATCGAGCCCGTCAACGACAACGTGCCGCAATCGCCGATCACGGCGACGGCATTCAAATGGATCGACCCAAAGACATTGCCGCGCCGTGAGTTCGCTTACGGATCGCATTTTATTCGCAAGTATGTGTCGGTCACGGTATCTCCTGGCGGCCTTGGTAAGACGTCGGCCAGCATCGCGGAAGGACTTGCCATGGTGTCGGGCAGGGCGCTGCTCGGCATAAAGCCACCCAAGCGCTTGCGCACGTGGATATTCAATGCGGAAGACCCGCGTGACGAAATGGAGCGGCGCATCATGGCTGCTTGCATCCACTACAATCTGAAGCCGGCCGATCTTGAGGGACATCTGTTCCTGGACAGTGGTCGCGAGCAGGAGCTTGTCGTTGCCATTGAAGACAAGAAGGCTGGCGTGCGCATCCAGCAGCCGATTGTTGAGGCGGTGGTCGAGCAGATCGAGCGATATGGCATCGATGTCATGATCGTGGATCCATTCGTTTCCACGCACGGCGTGAACGAAAATGACAACGGCGCGATCGATAAGGTGGCGAAGCTCTGGGCGCAGATCGCCGACTACACCAATTGTTCGATCGACATCGTGCACCATCTTCGGAAGGTGGCGGACCGAGAGGCCACCGTCGAAGACGCTCGAGGTGCAGTATCGTTGATCGGCGCGGCGCGCTCGGTGCGCGTCCTAAACCGCATGTCGGAAGAGCAGGCAGGCGAGGCTGGCATCGATAAGGCCGACCGCTTCGGCTACTTCTACGCCACCTACGGCAAGTCGAACCTGACGCCGCTTTCACATAAGGCGGAGTGGCGCCATTTGGTCTCAACACCGCTTGGCAACGGCACAGGCCTTGCCCAGCCACAGGATTTTGCGCCTGTCGTGACCGAATGGCAGTGGCCGAGCGCTGAGGAAGTGGCGGGCGATCTTACAGAAGACCAGCGTGCGTCCATTCTGGCAGCCGTGAGCGCATCTGACTATAAGAAGTCACCGAAGGCCAAGAACTGGGTCGGAAGCGCTGTGGCGTACGCTGTGGGTTTGGATCTGGACGACAGCGTGCAGCGTAAGCGGGCAGCCAGCCTTGTGACTGCGCTCATGCGTGAAGGCGCGCTCGTCGAGCGGGAGGAGCGGGATCCGGTCAGGCGCGAGTTGGCGGTGTTTATCAGGGCGGCTTAGGAGATCCTTCCCGCTGCTTGTTCGATGATAACGGCAATATCGTCAGGAGCAGTGACAAAGCCAAGGTCATCTCCACTGAGAAGTTCGACAATCGCCCATTTCGCAGCATTGAGGTGCACAAGGCGGACATCGACCCTTCCGCTTTCAAGATTCTCGTACGTCCGGAGAGGAACGCCCATCACCGCAGCGAATTGTCGCTGATTGAGGTGGGCAGCATTCCTCAACGCCTTCAGTTCTTCACCCGACATTGAATTCCACACTCCCTTTTGTTATCTTGGGGAACCGGAGAGGTTGCAGCCCCTCCGGCCCCCAGTTTAACGGCCGATGGAGATCGTTACTCTCCACTTGCCGAACCGGACTTGGACGGTGAGCTTGATGCTCATGGTTTCCTCCAGTCGGGTTGCCGAAGCGGGTTTGCTTCGGTGATTTCTTTATGCCACCATTTTGGTGGTCTCGCAAGCGAAAACCACCATTTTGGTGGTAAAAAATAAAGCCGTCGGCCTTACGGGGCTGGCGGCTTTTTTTGTCTCTTATACGACCAGAGATTATCGCTGTTCTCACTTATCAGGGAACCATTTGCGCCATCTTGCGTTTTCTCCCCACACAACAAAGAGGAGACATATCAATGGATTGGAACCGCGTAGAAGGTAATTGGAAGCAGATGAAGGGCAAGGTTAAGGAGCAGTGGGGCAAACTCACCGACGACGACCTTGATGTCATCAACGGTAAGCGCGAGCAGCTCGAAGGCAAGATCCAGGAGCGCTACGGCTATGCGAAAGACCAGACCAAGAAAGACGTCGACGACTGGTATGGTCGTCAAGGCTGGTAATTTTAGGAACCCCGCTTAGGCGGGGTTTTCTATGTCCGAGCGCGCATTTGTCTGAACATCAGCAATGCGGGCGGCGCGGGGAAACTCTGTTTGTGAAACTTTTCCGGTCGCACCGAGTTTGGCCTTAGAGCAACCAGCTCTTGTTTTTCGCAGCACACAATCACCCGCCACGCGGAGCCGATATTTTCCCTCCGGAGGAGACGCAACATGAACTCTATCATTTATCTCGTTGGGCTAGTCGTAATCGTCCTGTTCATCCTCTCATTTTTGGGGCTACGCTAATGGTCGATCCTATCGGTACTGAAACAAATCGCAGCTATGTTGATTGGCCAGCCATCTTCGCGGGCACCGTAATAGCATCCGGCGCAGTCGCCATCCTTACCGCTTTTGCCGGAGGTCTGGGTCTGAGTTCGATATCGGCCGATGACGGCGGTGAAATCAGCGTGATCTGGCTGATCATTACAGGATTGTTCGTCGTTATCTCGATGGTTGGCTCTTACATGTTGGGCGGCTATATTACGGGTCGTATGCGGCGCCCGGCTGGATCGGCCGACCGTAACGAACTGACGACACGAGACGGCATCAATGGTCTCGTTGTTTGGGGTCTTGGAACTGTTATTTCGGCCTTGCTTGCTCTCGGTGTCGTGTCAGGTGGCGCAAGGGCCGTTGGCAGCGTAGCGCAATCCGCTGTAGAGGCGACTGGTTCTGCGGTCGGCGGAGCTGCCCAGGGCGTTGGCCAGTTGGCTGGCGGGGTTGTATCTGGAGCCGGTAACGCTATTGGAGGCGTCGCTCAAGGCGCTGGTCAGGCTGCGGCTCCGAGCATTGAAGAGGCTCTTCCTCAGGGTTTAAAGGCAAATCCGATCGACTATTTCACTGACACGCTTTTGCGAACTGATACGCCTGCAATTAACGGCGATCAGAACGGTGCCGATTTTCAGCGTCAAGCCGGTGGTATTCTGAGCAACCTGCTTTCAACTGGAGAAATTTCCGACGCCGATCGCACCTGGCTCACTAATCAGATCGCGGCTCGTACCGGCATTAGCCAGCCTGACGCTCAGACGCGCGTCAACCAGACAGTCGATCGTGTGCAGGCGGTGCGGACACAGGCGCAGCAGAAAGTCGACGAGGCTCAGAAGAAGATTGACGATCTGAGGGCTGAGGCTGAGAAAGCCGTGGAAGACGCAAAAGCGAAAGCTGTAGATGCCGCTGAAAAGGCACGAGTTGCGGGCATCTTAACCGCGTTCCTCTTGGCTGCTTCTGCTCTTGTGTCTGCGGCAGCTGCCTACATTGGGGCGGTACACGGCGGTCGTCACAGGGACGAGGGCCGTGTCTGGGGCGGCCTCGCATACCGGAAGTAAATAAAGCTTGCGCACTGACCACGGATGTACTGGCGGTGCGGAAAAGCGAAAGAAGGCCGGTGGAAGATGCGCCGGCCTTTTTTTGTTGTCTCATAGTGCGCTTTTCGATGCTGCTTCGGCTGCCTGCCTGCATTCCTGCTCGTTGTCGAACGCGTACTGGATGACTAACATCGAAGTGCTGCCGTCCAGTGCTCTTATCGCAAGAGCGATGCTCTTGATACCGTCTTTGAGTTTTGCCCCGTTCTCCTGGCTCCACCACGTCTGATGGACGCGTTCGTTTTGCTTAAGAGCCATCACGAACTCTTCTGGACCATCCCACAGCGCGCCGTCTCTAAGAAATTCACCATCGGTGCCGCCACCCTTGCCATATATAGCTGTCAGTTGATTGCGGACTTCATCGTATTTTTGCTTCGCCGCTATCCCAAAACGGTCATCGTCAAAAGGCTCAGATGATGCATGGATCCGACATACCCCAACACCGTCAGCAGCCTCAACCGAATAGCTACTAAAAACGGGGTGCGGCTTCGGAACATTTGGAAGGCCATACATCTGGTCCCCCCGGTTTATCGCGGCGGGGAAGTTTTGAATTTTGTCACCCTGATTGACCCCAAAAGGGCCTGCCCAAGCAGACGAAGCAGCCAACAAACCAAGCGACATTACAATAATTATCTTACGCATTTTCCCAGCCCGATTTCAAAACGCGGCGCCACCCCAGTGCCGACCATTGAAGTCAACACAACCAAATTCTAATCTGTAATTCAACTTCTAATACTGCCCGGTTCCCAAAATTCTATCCGTGCAGTAACTGTGCACATCCGGGCGGAGACACCTGCACAGCGCTGCCCGGTTAGTGCACGTTTAGTAGGGTATATATTTATATATACCCCTACACGTGCAACCGTGCAGGGCGGTGTGCCGCGCGCACGGTTCTCAAGATGATTTATTCGGGCAACGTGCACCGGGCAGAAGGGCAGTCGGAACACAACCCGGAACAAGTACCGCCCCAATTCCATTTGCGGGTCATGAGGAGAACGCAAATGCGCGAGAACGAAATACAGCCATACACCGTTGAGCAGCTGCAGCAGAAATACTCGGTCAGCCTGTATCTAGCCGTAGAGGTCCTGGAGCGCTTCGCCGGTGATCGGTCAAAAATAGACAAGTTCATGAAGCGCTGTCCTCACCGTGATGGCGAGCAGCACTAGCAAACAGCCGGTGTTGTTTTTTTGTCCAGCCAGTCTTGACGTCGAGTGGGGCGCCACCAATATTTTTCGTGCTTCTTGATCTGGTTGTTTTGGATTGGAGGTAAGAAATGAACAGCCAAGATGTTTTGTTTCGAGCACCGGTTCGTGTCCGCCTGCAATGCGGAATCGAGAGAACATTCCTCAGCGTTTACGATGCGCTTGATTACCTGGAGCATGAATGGCCACTCCGTCACGGGGAGCGCTACAAGAGGGCGGTAGACAAATGCCGCGCCGCGTTGATGTGGGTGGTGCCTACCGAAGTGGCCCGCGAAGCATTTATTGCAGCTTGCCTTGAGGCGGGC